CGTACCAGCCATACGTCGTCTCAAACGCATCGCGGCCCTGAATCCAACGCCACGGGCCAGCGCCCTCAAACTCGACGAAGCCCCAGTCCTTCGCGTCCACCCACGCCAGCGACGGGAGGTGGAGAAGGTAGATCGTGCCTGCCGGGACATAGTAGTCGAGGTAGCACTTCACGCCACAAATCTCGACGGCCTTGTAGCCACCCTTGATCGTGGTCGAGAACTCGCCAGCCGTGAACCGGCGCTGCGACACCATCGACTCCATGAGTTTCTTGCCAAGACCCGGCGTGGTCATCATGAAGAAGTCCTGCGGGCGAGCCATCGCGTCCTTGCCCGAGCGACCGTTGATGCGCTGGATCAAGTCCCAGATGTCCGATTCGGTCGGCTGGTTCACGTCAGGCGTGTCCGTGCCAGCCACCATGCGAGTGGCATCCCAGATGCTGTACGTCGAAGCCGAGATGTTGTGGAGGCTGGCGTAGCTTCCACCACGATTCGTGATGTTCACCAGACCGTTCATCGCCACGTTAAACGACGTGTCGTTCAACGTCGCCTTCACGATCTTGTCCGTCGCAGCCATGCCAGCGATGGCCGTGCCCAGCGTCAACGTCGCGTTGTCTCCGCTGTTGGTGATCGCCGTGATGGCCGTCTGCCCCAGCACCACGTTAGACGACGACGTGTCTAGCACCGCGATAAAGTCGCCCACCGAGAGGAGGAGGGAACCCTGCCCAGCGCCAGCCAAACCGTACGGGGACGACACGATGATCGACGTAGAACTCGACGCCGTGCCGATCAACGCCACAATGCCGTCAGGCTTGTTGTGCAGCGCCTGCTGCATGAGGAGCTTAGAGGCGTCCTTGATTTCTTCCATCGTCTTGGTGGCGATGGTCGTAAAGGCCGCGTCCTTGCTCTGCGTGCCAACAAACGCCAGACCGTCGATCTGACGGGTGGTGTAGGCACGAACGACGCCGACGTTGCCCTGCACTTCGGTCGCGGTCGTGTCAGGCGGGAAATATCCACCCTGCGAGAAGGTGGCTCCAGACGGACGACCCGTGACCACGTCGAAGAACACGTTGTTGCCACCCCACCGCATATTGCGGGGGCCACCGGCCTTGCCCTTCTGGAGCTGGGCGAGGAAAGGCGTGACAAGGTTCTGGACCTTTTCACGGAACTGCGAATACACGTTCTTGAGCAGGCCAGTTAGCTCTGCATCGGTAATGACTGTCGGACTGGGCATAATACGCCTCTGAGTGTCTTATGAAGAAAATGATGCCAACGCGGATCGCAACGCACTATCCACCGCATCGTCAACGGTTGAGATTGGCGCACCCTTGGGGGCAATAGACTTGCCCACGGTGCCAGTTGGCTTGGTGGCCTTTCCAAGAAGGTTCTTGGCCTTTTGCGCTTCGATCCGTGCCTTGTCCAGTTCCGACTGTAGCGCTGCCCGTTGAGAGGCAGGCGAGTCGGGCTGAGACCGTTTCACGTTGACCATTTGCGCCCACACCGCCAAGTCCTCGACGATGTACTCCCGGATGGCGTTATAGCGTGACGGCGGAACATATAACTGCCCATTCGGGGCAGTCTCCGCGTGCGCCTGCATCACCATCTCCAAACGGCTTTCAATGTCTTCAACAGAAATGTTTGGCAGTGCGTCAGTAATCATCTTGACGGCTGGCATCACTTCTTGTTTGTAGAACTGTTCACCGTTCCGTGTAATATCCTGCATTTGATGCTTGACACGCAAGTTCTGCGTCTCCTGCTCTGCTCGCTCTACTCGCTTTTCAGGCGAGTTTTCCGCAAGGTAGGCATCGCGTACCGCCAAAAGGAAGTCGTCGTCTTGCAGCAAGCGCTCTATCTGCGCTTCACGTTCGACTACCGTCGCTTCCATCTGCTGAATTGCGTCAAGCGACTGGAGGTACTCTTGCTCAATAGCCTGAGACTTTCGGTCCCGCTCCTCGTTGTACACGCCCCACTGCGCGAGCTTGACCACTTGGTCGAGGCGGTCCTTTCGGACCTTCCCGTTGGCCTTGTACTCCACCATCAACGACGGGACTTCCACCTCCCCGCCTTCGTCATACAGCGCAAACTCGGTTGCCAGACCGTCCGAAAGAGTCGGGACAGCCACATATCCGTCTGGCAATGCCGCGCTCTCTGACGCGGATTCTTCCTCGTTTGACGCAGGATTGACGACGTATTCCTCATCTGAAGAAACGTTGCTTTCTGGAGCTTCTTTAGCTTCGGTCGCAACAGCCGTATCTTCTCCGCCGTTGGGGAGCGCAGCGGCAGCGGCTTCAGCGATTACATCGTTAATATCAAGAACTGGAGCGGTCATCTGATCCTATTGCTGGCGAGATAAGATGTCTGCTTGCCGTGCGGCGACCTCTTCTTCGGGGATGCCAGCCAATGCTTGCTGCATTAGTGGGGCTACCCCAATGGGAGGATTTCCGGCGGCGAGCGGCAACTGGCTCGGTGGCATATTTGGCACGCTGGCGGCGGGAGGTCCGCCTTCCGGTCCAGCTCCGGGCATCGGTGGTGCGGCAGGAGCAGCACCCGGAGGGCCACCCTGCTTCTGTCCTGCCTGATTGGCGAGCGCAGTCCATCGCTCCTGTGCGGTGGCAATGATCTGCGGGTCCAAGTCGTCTTGCAGAATGATTTCCCGTTCCAAAATGTCTTGGTGGATGGCTTCGTTGTCCTGCCACCGCATTTCAGGGACTTCAATCTGCTGGCGGATTGCATCTGCGATCCGCTTTCCTCGCGCTTCCTGATCGTCGTCTGGCGAAGAAATGTTGGATGCCAAGGCAAACATCTGGCGACGGCGATATTCCTTGAGGTCGATCACGCCCGTCTGCAACCAGTTGTCTAGCATGTACATGCGAAACGCCAGCGGCATTGGCATCATCGACGCCTTCTCCACCTTAACGTCGGCCTGCCCGTCAAAGTCGCTTGACGAAATAGCGCGGGCGAGGTCAGGGCGGTTTTTGCCAACGGTTCCCAGCGCTCGCGGGACATCATAGCCCCACGCCATGCCAGCAATAGCGGCCCGAGCAAAGTCTGTAAATGCCTGAGCAATGGCAGACACGACAGGCGAAAACACGCGCTCTAGCTGTTCTCGGGTGGCAATGATGGCGCGACCGGATTCGCCAGTGGCCTGCCCTCGGCTGACCTGATTCCATCCGCTTGCGTTCTCAAACGCTCGCTGCTCTAGCGCCAGCGCTTCTTTCACGTCTGCGCCAACAGAGAAGCCGTTGACGGGCTGGATGCTATCACTCATGCTGCCAGCGCCACGGACTTCGATCATCGACGTAACGCCACCCATAAAAGTCTCGGTGGCAATCGCGTTCGGGCGTGTTAGGAAGCGGCCACCTGCGTTGACGCGGATGTTTTCGATCCACTTTGACAGCAGCGCGTTGACCCGCATCTGGTGGTCAATCCACTGCTCCATGACAGGTCGGGGGAAGTACGACGGATCGCTTGACCCGTCTCGCACCGGCACAATAGGGATGATGTTCCACATCAACGGCTTCGGGCCAAACACCACTTCATCGCCAACCAGTACCAACTGCAAGCCTTCTGGAAGAACATCGGGGTGCGGGGCTACGTATAGCGTGAACCGCTCCGTTGTGTCCTCGTCCCGCAAGCGCTGGCCTTCCCCGATGGTGGTCTGGGATAGCACCCATGCCCCAAGCCCTTCAGAACCAGAGTAGGCGGGGCCGTTCCCATTGGAGATTCGCGTGTCTGCCGCGTCGAGTCCGGCCACGCCGTAGCTATACGCAGACTCTTGACGCGAGATCACCTCGCGAACGATGACCCAGCGCGGCGGCTGGGTGGCCGTTGCGTTAGACGACACACGAACCTGCTCCGCACGCAGCGTTTGACAGCCAATGTCGCCAAGTGGCTTTTTTTCTCCGGGCTTGGTGCCCAATCGCTCGTCAAGCGGGCCACGGTCGGAGTCCCAGAATAGATGCCAAAAGGATACGCCGTCTGTCTGCGCCCAGAACGCCGCTTCGCGAGAGAAGCGATCCATCTGCAACTGCTCGTACAGGTATTCCAGCGCCAACTGCTGCGCCTGAGCCTTTCGCTTGTCTTCTGGATCGTTGGTCGCAGGCGTGACGGAGAAGCCGGGGCGCTGATCCATGATGATCTGCAATCGCTGATCCAGCGCCTTGTCCATCATGTTGTACACCACGCGAGCCGCGTCGCGTGGGCGAGATGGCTCGCGCCACGGGCCGAGTCCCTGCGCGGAAATCCATTGCTGCCCAGCGCGGAACAGTCGGTTGCGTTCAACCAAGTGCAAGTGCGTTTGCACCGCTTCCCGACGAGAGTCCCACAGACCCCGCACCCACGATGCCCACGCCGCGCGGTCGTCAACTGTCAAATCGCTGGCAAGTGGACAGTCGTCGCCGTATAGAGCACGCAGCAGCGTTTGCTCCAGCTCAGTGCGAGGAATGTCCATATCGTTTGGCAGATTTGGGGCCATCTGCTCGTTTGGTGACAACGGGTTGTTTGACAGCCCCTCCATAAGGCGGGCCATCTCGTCGTCCAACGTCGCGCCAATAAAAGCGGGATCGTCGTCCACCATCATCGGTCCTGTCATCCGAGAATACTCCCCACGCCAAAGGCACTTCGTACGCGATTCCAGTCCTGCAACTGCTCGTACCGCTCACGAATTGCCTTGAGCGTGTCCTCTTGCGCCCACGACTCTGAGTGCGTCATCGCCAACGCCATCAAGTCATCAGGGACGTTTGCTACTTCTGCCAAAGGCGATGCCCCACTTTGCTGTGCGGCAAACAGTTCTGCCACGGCAGACATGCGCCACACGGCATATACGACAACCGCTGCCCAGAGAAGGTGTGCAGCGTTTGACATCACAAAGAGAAACGGGGCATCACAGCGCGGTGTACCGGATAGTGACAACCGGAGAGCCGCTTGTGTAAGCGCTGCATCGTGCCCGAATGCCAGCATATCCGCCTGTCGAGGCACTCCATGCGCCAGCGGCAGTAGCGGTCGAAGCAGGCGTCGCGCTGTTTGACGGCGTCATGTTAAACGCTACCCAATTCGTGCTATCCACGGTCGCTTCAAACGTAATCGTTGCAGAGAACGACGCAGAAATCTGCACCGCGACAGCGCCACTAGAGGGCAACCCCGTCACAGTTGCCGCGTTATCCTGTGCGGCAACGGTGACTGCCGCAGACTTCATGATTCCACCCGGCACTAGTCACACTCCCATGCCCGAAGGCTTTTGTTGATTCGGCTGTTAGGATCGTTTGCCGTCTTGGCGCTGGTCAGCTTGGCCTTCATGCCCTTCATACGTCGGCAGAATGCGATACGACGCTTGGCGCTTGTTGGGCTTTTGGCCGCTTCGGTCTTTTTGACCGGCGGTTTGATGTTTTTGCCAGCCGCCCGCAACGATGCACGGCCTTTGTCGTTCAGGCCGCCCTTAGGGTTCTGCCCTTCTTTGCGCTGCCATGCAGGCGAGGCCATGCTACTTCTTGGCCTTGAGCTGCTTGTGCTGCTTGATCGCAATGGCGAGGAAGCCCGCGACCAGCGCCTTCACCACTTCGCCATCCCACATCGCCAGATCGGTGGGGATGTCCGTGCCGAGGATGCTTGCCATGCCGGTTGCCAGCGAGGCAATGGCGATAGCCAGCCCCTGCTTGGCATACGCAGGCAGCCCGTCGACCAGCCCGCTCATCTGCTTGATCCCGTCGAGCGCGAAGGGCGTGATAAATCCGATCAGGATTGGCGAGACCAGCTTGAGCGCGAGTGTTAGCGCAGCATCACTGAACATCAGTCCTCCTCCTCTTCGTCGTCAGTGGACTCCTCTTCGCCTTCGTACTCCGCGAGCTTTGCCTCTAGCATATCAATGCGCTCCATCAGCGCATCAAGCTTCGCGTTCATCGACTCAGGCTCCATCTCATCCATCGGCTCGTCGTCGCGCTTTCGCATGGGTCCACGGCCATCCATCGGCTTGCCCATTGGCTTGCTCCCCATGCCAATGACCACCGTCATTCCCGACGGCTTTGAGGGCTCCATCCCCATGCCCTTGCGCTTCAACAACGGCTTGCGCCCGAGCTTTTTGCCAAGCTTTTCGAGCACTGCGTCCATGCCAGTCTGCTCCATGTCTTACCAGCCCGATCCGGGCAGTTGCGATTGGAAGTCCCCTGACGAGTGAAAGAGCCGCGCAGGGCCATCTTCAGGAGAAACATACGGGTCATTGCCGACTAGCCGCAACCCCGGTGGGGCTTCAGGCACCGCCCCCTGCACACGATCCCACCCATATAGCGCCAAGGCAACTGCCATCACGCCGTCATCGTGGAATCCGCTCGGGGCTTCATAGCGAACCCCTGTGGCGGTGTAGATAAACTCAAAGGCCTCCATCTCCGCTGTGAGCCATTTGTAGTCATCGCCGCTTGGCAACGTCAACTCCTTGCCTTGGAACGCGGCGACCAGCCGCTGCATCAAGCGCAGTTTGGAACTTTGCGTAAATACGTGAGGCGTGACGCTTACCCCCATGCCTTGCAGGTCTGCGACAATGGCGTCGCCAACGCCGGTCGCGTCAGCCACAATGGGCGTTTCCCCTACCTTCCCCCTTATCCGCGCCTTTGTGACGGCCCACGGGGCCTGCCAGCGGTCTAGGAAGGCAACCCGGCGATAGGCGTCGAACCCGACCAGCACGGTAAAGTCCATACTCCGCGCCAAGTCCACCCCGTAAACCACGACCGGCTGGTCTGACAGCGGCCCTACGCTGGCTCGGATCGCTTCTAGGCCAAAGGGGTTTGCGCCATCGTCGGTTGGGATGCCTTCAAATTCTTGTGCAAAGACTTCGGGTGGTAGCTCTTTTCGAGCTGCTTCGACTTCCTCGGCGGGGATATACGGGTTTTCCAGCGTTGAGGCACGGAAGCTGGCCCAGTCTGGGTCTTCGCCCAGTCCACGGTTGAAGAGCACGACAAATCCGTGCCGACGACCCTTTGGGGTGCCCAAGATCAACGCTCGGCCCTTGAGATCGACCAGCGTCGGACGAATGGCGGATTGCCAAACCTCTAGCAAGTCTCGCGTAATACCCGCCTCGTCGATGACCACCAGCGCGTACTTGCGACCTCGGGCAGGGTCTGGAGTATCCAGCGTCCAGACTTCAATAACGCCACCCGTTACTAACTCCAGTCGCTTGTCTTGCTCGTTCATGCGGGCCGTGATGGGTGCCAAACGGTCCACCAGCTCGCGCCACGCTTCCAGCGCCAGTTTGTACGATGGTGCAAACCACCCGACTGGCTGGCCTTGGAGCGCCACATCACACGCTTCCCGAATCCCACAGGCTGACTTCCCCCACCGCCGACCGCACATCACCACCCGAAACCGTGCCGAATGACTGGCTATGGCAACCTGACCGGGGTGTCGCTTATGCAGGCGCACTTCAACCTCTTCCGCCCCCTTTTTGTGCTTTCCTCGTGCAGACGCCATAGCTCCTCTAGGTACTAGTAAACTAGTAACTCAGTTAACTCAGTTAACTCTTTATCTCTAGTATAAAGAGTATCGTTAGGGTGACTACGTAGTCGGGGGTGACTACACAGTCACCCCTCTATGACTACCCCTGCGCCAACCATTAAGGTTGACGCTACCATTGCACTATGTAAGGCTTTGGTGTTCCGCACCGGCATATCATCCTCCACCACCTTCACCTGCAACGTCTGCACTCCTTGATGTTCTACCGTCTGCTTCTCGCCATACTCAGCAGGGTTCACCTTTGACGCTGCCCATTTTAGCGTCTCAATCAACACCCTGTCCATCGCCGTTGTACTCGACGTACTTTCCCGTGCTACTAAAATGGCTTCCTCTGCTAATGCCTGCCCTAACATGGGCTTCATGCGCTGATACCGCTTAAACGTCTCTTCATCGCGCACCACCCACTGCCGTACCATCCCCGGCGTTAAGTGTCGTTCTCCTGCTCTTGCCAGCTTCTTCACAGTATCAGAGAGCATCTGTCCTTCCGCCATCTGATTGAGCACGATCTCTACGATTTCTTCCCGCCGCGCATCTGTCGTTGACATACTGTCCCCTTTCTGTTTTTTGCTTCCGGCCTCTGGCACAGTATAACTGCTGCCAACGACAGATGCTCTGTTGACTTGTACCAAGAGCCATCTGACCGGAAGATGGTGGTAGCGATAGCTGGGGGGTTCAAAGAGGGGGGATGGGGGGTCTAAAAGCTAAAATGAATCGTGCGATCTATTACTTCAGCTTTGACAACTTGCCAAGTGACCGCCGTTCCCAGCCGCTGTCCACTGCGCTCACCGACCACGTTTGACGCTGTCAAACGCTGTCAACCGTGAGTCAAATAGAACGCGCGCGGTGCACCGCGACACTGACAGCGTGTCGGTGCCCACACTCTCACCACACTCTCGCCTCGCTCGCGTTCCCCTCTGGCGTCCCACTCTGGCGCTCCGTTGCCTTGCCAACCCCCCTTCTATATGTGCGCCAAACCAAGTCAAACGCTGTCAAACGCCAGAAGGCCGAGAGCAGATTTGTGACCCCTCCGCTGGAGATGTCCGGGGGGTTGCTTGCTAACATGTTGACAGACAATGACTTAACGAAATGCAAAAGAATTTTACACTGGGGGGGTTGCGTACTTGTCAATGGCTGGCGATTATTATGGCAGTTGTTGTGGTTGACACTGAATGGCACGCCGCTGACGGCGTCCCCGAACGTCACCGAAGGGAAGTGTGGATGCAACGACACGCTGTGAAGCGTCTCCGAAGCCACCGACCACGACACCGACCATGCCGACAGTGACCGCAGCTCTGTATTGAGCGCGTCCTGCTCGGTGAGATCGTTCGACACGATGATGGCAACGGCTTTTTGACAACTGACAAGCATCACCGGACAGTCCGAAAACTCGGAACTAACCCCTGCGGCGTCCGGTGCCGTCACCCTCTGACAATGGGTGGCGAGTCCGAAAGGCAGCACTCCCGCTGCCCTCTCACCGTTGCGCGGTGACTGATGAGGACACTGTCAGACCCTCCCCCTATGCTGAGATACCGCCATGACCCGCTGCCTCTACTGCGTTACCAGCTACTCGGTCGAACACGATACCCGCCTTGGCATGTTCGTCGTTGTCAACGAGACGGACTGCTCTGAGGAAATCTTTGAGCGGCTGGAAGACGCGCTCGACTACGCCGACAACGGCGAACTCTCCGAAGAGGCACTGGAAGTACTGCGCGACTTCGCCGTCGAAGGCGAAGAGTAACCGCTGTTCACTCGCTATTCACTCGCTGTTCACTCACCCTAGCTTGGATACCGCCATGTCAAAGCCGCTACCGCTCGCTCCGTACGCCGACACGAGTTCGTTCTACGTTGGCCGCCGTCTCAAAAGCAACCCCGATGCGACGCGCTTCTCCGGCGTGTTCGGTCACCGTCCAGCCTCCGGCACTGATTGCCGCAACGCTGGGTGGAAAGGCGACGCATCGTCCGTCGTGCCGTGGTCCGCATCCGAAGAACCGATCCAACACGGCGTGTGGGCAATCGTGACCGAAGTACGAGGGATGGCCACTGTCAATGCGCTGTTCCTCTGGCGTTCGAACGGTCGCATCGTCGCCGCAACGTTCACCGATTTGCATTGCAGCAACTTCGTGACGTCTCGCGGCGGTCCGCCGATGATCGGCGAGAGTGAATCCCTCTCGGTCGTTCACTCTGCCGCCCCGAAGGTCGCCGCCCCTGCTGCCGCCCCTGCCACCGACGCCGATGCGGCGTTGGATGCCATCCGCAAGCTACTCGGTGCCTCTGCCGCCCCTGCCATCGACGCTGACGAAGTTGAGCGACTGACGGATGCCGCCGTCTCTCGGCACATCGACGAACTGCGGCGTGAAATGGCTCCGATGCTGGACGTGGTGAGCCGCATGAAATCCGACCCGATTGTCAGAGGGAAAGTTGCCGTCGCGGCGGTGGCATCGAAGAACCCGATTGTCGATTACCTCAGCAGCTATTACCAAGCGGGCTTCGCTTGCCCGTCCATCGTCTGCCTTGCGGCTCCGCCGTCCATTGGCAAGACGTTCGCTTTCCGTCAGCTTGGCAAGAGCTACGACGTGTACTTGGAGCACGGTTGCACGGATGACATCGACGAAGTGTCCACGTTGCTCGGCAGCACGGCACCGAACCCCGCTGGTGGGTTCATCGTGTTCGACGGTGTCCTGACGCAAGCGGTGCGGGCCGCGTCAGAGGGAAAGACAGTCCTGCTGCTGTTCGACGAAGTGTTCCGCCTTGGCAAGACGCCGTCGGAGTACATGCTCTCGTTCCTGACTGGCGTGAAGCTGCCGGACGGCACGAAAGTCTACCGCCTCCGCACTCGCCGGATCATGCCGGATGGCACGTTGGAAGTGATCGAATGCAAGGCGACGCACTTGCACCTTGCCGCTGCCACGAACTTGGGTGCCAAGTCTCCGGTCGAAGCATTTTGGGACCGATGGGAGCACAAGCGGTTGCCGTTCGACGAAGCGTCGGTCAGAGCGACGGCCATGACGTTCGCCGAACACTACGGCGTGACGAATCCCAGCGAACTTGCTGACAAGTTTGCCGCTGGCGTTGCTGCGTCTCGGGCCGCTGTCGCTGACGGTTCGCTGAAGTATCCGCTCTCGTTCCGCGCTCTGGAAAACGCCGCTGAAATGGCATGCCGTTTCGTGCCGACGCCGGACGCTGCCTCCGTGCTCACCCTGATTGCCAACGCGGTATCCGACCGCTGCGCCCACTGGGGAGTTGACAGCGGGGAGACCGACCCCGCTTCGCTCACCGCCGTTTCCATCGTCCGCCTTGCACTCGGAGTGAAATAACATGACCGCCATCACGTATCTTTCGACGGGCGAGCGTCTCGCCGCCCGTGCTCTCGCCACGGCCACCCGCAAGGGTGGTCAACTCACCCTGCTGAAGTCGATGACTGGTTTGCCAGTGGTTGCCACGGCAAACGCTGGCGGACCGACGGCAGACTGGCGCTTTGACGGCACGGAGAACACGCATCACGTCCGACTCGGTGATCGGTTCCACACACAAGTCACGGCGGTCGGTGCTCGGACGCTCAAGGGAAACGACAAGCATGCTCTGAAGTTTGCCGCTGCGGTCCTGCGGCACGAACGGTGGCACGGGCTGATCACGGTGCGTGACGTGACAGCGCTGGCGAAGGCATGCCGAGCGGGTGGCGCACCGTTCTCCGTGCTCAACTTGCTGGAAGATTGCCGCATCGAAGCGAAGGCTGCCAGCGTCGAAGCGGAAGACTTTGACTGGACGCGGTGGATTAACAAACTCAACGCCGAGTCGCCCTTGCATGCGTTGTTCAACATCAAGCTCTCCGGCGGGCTTGGCTCGACGTGGTGCGAACAATGGGGTGGCGCTCCGGTGACAGACCAGAACGACGTGCTGGAATTTTACCGCCGCGCTTGCTCTGCCGCCGATTCGTGGGAAGTTGTCAAACTGGCGATTGAATGGGTGAAGCGGTGGGGTGGCAAGGCAACCGAAGCCCCCGCCGGACTGACAGAGACGGGACACATTCACGATGATATCGGCGACGAAAACGATGGCAGCGCAGTAGGACCGACGGCACCGACGCCCGACGCTCCGTCGGCAGAGGGCGACTACGGTGTGAAGGTCTCCGACGATGGACGCGAAGAAACCCCCGCTGGCGCACCACGGACGAACACGCGGCAGGGTTCGCTCACCGACCACATTTATCCGCTCGATGAGCCGAGGAAGGTGGACGTGCAAGCGGCGAACCGGATGGCGACAAAGTTGGCAGAGACGCTGACAAACGCCGCAAGCGCGAAGAACCGCCAGCTCTCCACGAACGGCTCTCGGTTGCACGTTCCGAGCGTTGCCGGAAACGGCGAGCGTCAGTACACGACGCACACCGACGTCGGCGGCGCACCGAACATCGTGATGGTGATGGACATGTCCGGCAGCATGGAAAGCGACTTTGACAAGCATGGCCGCACGGTACTTGCTGCGATGGCCCGCTTGCTCCGCAGCGGTGACGTGACGGGTTCGATCTGGCTGACTGGCGAAGGCGAACACTCGCACCTGCCGTCTACTGCAAGCGACAAGCTGATCGGCGCGCTTGTCCCGATGAAGTCCAGCGAAGGGGTTGCCGTGACGCTGGACGCACTGAAGAACGTGCTGACAGAGGCCGATGTGGTGATCGTCTACACCGACGGCATGCTCACCGACGGCAGCGTCGACGCTGGCATGTGGCGAGCACGCGGCGTCGACCTGATCGGCGCGATTGTGATTCCCACCACGGCTGGCGAGTCGTGGCGAGCCAACCGGACGGCAGACATGAAAAAGCACTTCGGTCGTGCCATCGTCGGATCGACCGGACTGGACTTGGCAAACAAGATCGTCGCTTACACCGCCGAACGGGTCGCCGCCCGCTAGGCACACGAAGGGGGCGGCGGGTTGCCGCCCCCACCACCGACACTGGAGAACACCATGAAAAAGTTTCCCATCGACATGACCAAGTTGTTTCCTCCCGCTGGCGCTCCTGACGATTTCAGCAAGTCGCTTTCCGCCGATCTGGTAAAGTATGTGGTGGGCGAAGTTGGCAAGGGTGCTCCGAAGGGTGTCGATCCGAAAGACGCTCATCTTTTTATCAAGTGAGGAACTGATCATGATGATCTCCGCATTCAACCGCGACACGCCGACGCAGTGTGACTACTGTCACGCAATGGCAACGCGACAAGAAATCCCCCGCGACAAGATCAAGCCCGCTGCCCTTGAGCTAAGGGCACCGGACTGGGTGCACGTTGCCATGTGCGAAGAACACGCTGCCGCCGTTGCCAAAGACATCCTCTCAACTTTGAGGTCTCCCCGATGAATCGCCCTTCGTTCCTCGACCGTCACCCTGCGCTCGCCGTGCTGTTCTTGTTCCTTCTCTGGCTCTTTGTCGGGCTCACCGAAGGACTTTGACCTGACAAACTGGGGAGAGTAGCTTACTACTATGCCACTCTCCCCACCCTCTCGCCGGTAAATGCCATGCCATCCAGTGACACGTACCGCCGCGACTACGGGCAAGAGTACGCAACGCAAAAGACGCGGGGCGAGAGCGGGACGGGCGCATCGTCCGGCAACGCCAAACGACACAAGCTCC